GAGGCGGTACGAACTTCACGCGCACAAACGCGCAGGGCAATGGCTACATCGCGCAATTCATAACCGATGCAGGCGACCCGAATCTTTTGGCAATCCCTTCAGGCAATTGGAACTTTGAAACCTATTTCAACGCATCGAGTGGCGGTGGTAGTCCGAGCTTTTACATTGAGCTTTACAAATACGATGGCGCAGCCTTTACGCTCATATCTTCAGGTGCTACAAATCCCGAAGCGATTACAGGCGGCACGGTTGTTGATTTATACGTTAGTGCGCTTGCAGTACCAAGCACGGTGCTACTTGCAACCGATAGGCTCGCAATACGCATTTTCGTAACCACATCGGGGCGAACCATTACGCTGCATACTGAAGATAACAACCTTTGCCAAATAATAACCACGTTCACCACAGGGCTTAACGCACTAAACGGCTTGACCGCGCAAGTGCAAAACTTTGCAACGGGAACGACTGGCACGGATTTCGGCATCAGCTCGGCAACGTCAACGCATACGTTTAACCTACCAACAGCAAGCGCAAGCAATAGAGGCGCATTGAGTTCGGGAGATTGGACTACTTTCAACGGCAAGTTCAACACACCAAGCGGCACGACCTCGCAGTATCTTCGAGGGGATGGAAGCCTTGCAGCTTTGCCTTTCGAGCTTGTGGTTGCTGCATCTGATGAAAGCACAGCACTCACAACTGGAACGGCGAAGATAACTTTTAGGATGCCGAGGGCTGTAACACTTACATCCGTTCGGGCATCGCTCACAACGGCGCAAGCAAGTGGCAATATCTTTACGGTAGATATTAACGAAGCAGGCACGAGCATTCTAAGCACTAAGCTAACAATTGACAATACCGAAAAGACAAGCAGCACGGCAGCAACGCCGCCAGTAATTAGCGACACGGCTCTTGCCGATGATGCAGAGATGACAATCGACATCGACCAAATCGGCAACGGCACGGCAACAGGATTGAAGGTAACGCTAATAGGTACACACGCATGAGTTTTATAATTAACCCTTATTGGTACGCACAAGCCTGCCCTGATGCAGATGCTAATGCTTTCTTAACTGCAACTGGCATAACAGACCCGACCATTTCGAGTGCAGTTTGCACCTTGGTAACATCAATGAAGGCAAATGGCACATGGGCAAAATGTAGTGCAATTTATCCTATGGTCGGTGGCACAGCAACAACACATAAATTCAATCTCAAGAACCCTGCTGATACAAATGCCGCATTTCGCTTGAATTTTGTAGGCGGATGGACACACTCAGCTAATGGTGCGCTGCCAAATGGGACTAATGCTTATGCTAATACTTTTTTAACCCCCAGTATAAACCTAACATTGCTTAATACTCATTTATCTTTTTATTCGCGAACATCGGCAATAGGAAATTCTCAAAGAGATTTATCGGCTTATAATGATGGCATATTTCCTTCATTTTCTTTAGGTACGAATACGGGGGTTTTGGTCTCAGACCATTATTGGTACACAACTAATAGAATTAGCAGAACTATACCCAATGCTCAAGGCTTAATGCTTACAAGTAGAACCAACGACACTACCCATAAAGCGTATAGAAATGGAGTGCAATTGGGTGCAACAGATACCTTATCAAATGCTGGTAAATTAATGCCATCGATTCCACTATTCTTAGGGGCGGCAAACATCACACCTCAGCCAGTTAGTGCATTTTCAAATAAGCAATATGCCTTTGCCTCAATCGGTGCTGGATTAAACGACACAGAAGCAGCTAATTTTTACACGGCGGTTCAAACCTTCCAAACCACTTTAGGCAGACAAGTATGATAGTTTACAAACTTACACTCGAACAAGCAGAGCAACTCAAAGGCGTTGAATACATAACTGATATGACATTTAACCCGATACAGGATGCAGACGAGAATTGGATTATTTCAGTCGAAGAGGTAACAACTACAACAATCGATTGGGTTAAGCAATTGCCAGCGATTGAATATATTCCAAAAGAATCCTTACCTTTGTTTTAACCAAACTCTTATCTTATGGCAGGCGTTAAAGTAACCGATTTAAACACGTTAGGCACGGCAGCGGCAAATGATGTATTTTACATTGTTGATACTGCTTCGAACGAGTCCAAGCAAATTGAGGTCGGCAATGTTGTAAACTTGCAAACCGCTTACGATAATGGCAACACCATTAACGGCTCGAATGTGATAATCGAAGATTCAACTGGAGCTGGTATTGTTGCAATTGGAGAGCTTGCAGCAGATTCAAACACCGGCACTGATATTGTTGCAATAGGCTCCCAAGCTGGCTCGAGTAATACAGGTGATAATTTAGTCGCATTAGGTCTTGGAGCTGGTAACCAAAATACAGGATTAAACCTAATAGCAATCGGTAAATCTGCGGGAGATAGTAATACAGGTCAAAATGTTATAGCATTAGGTAATACAGCAGCCACTAGTAATACTCTTAGTGGTATGTTTGTTATTTCAAACAACTGTATGCCATCTTATGCAGATGCCACAGCAGCAGCAGCGGCAATAACGGTGGCACTTGGGGCAAAGGCTGGTGATTACTACCTTTACCACGACCAGTCAGACGATACAATCAAAGTAGTTATACCATAATGCGCTCCACCTCGCTGCTTGGTCTGAACCTGATTAAGAAGTACGAGGGCTTGCGGCTTAGTTCCTACCTTTGCCCTGCTGGCGTTCCGACCATAGGCTATGGCAGCACGCGCCACCCAAACGGCAAGAAGGTGATATTAGGTCAAAAGCTAAACAGCGAAAAGGAAGCAACGCAGCTTTTGCTCGCTACACTTGAGCCATTCGAAGCGGCGGTGAATAAGCACCTAACAAACTTAACGCAATGCCAGTTCGATGCTCTTGTTTGCTTTGCCTACAATGTTGGCGTAGGTGCGTTGGTAAAATCCACGCTCCTCAAGAAAGCCAAAGCAAACGCAGCCGACCCAAGCATACTCGATGAGTTCCTTCGTTGGAATAAGGCAGGCGGCAAGGTGCTTTCAGGGCTAACCAATCGCAGAAGGGAAGAGGCAAAATTGTACTTCTCACTTTGTAACTTCTGAGCCATTATTGCCCAAACGCAAGGCAGCGATTCGCGTAAACTTACCCATGCGAAAACGGGCTACCAAACCACGGCGAATCATTGACATCATTGTGAAGCATTGGCGTGGCACAGTTGGCAGCCTTATGATACTTATTTCAATATTCTTACTAATCTTTAAAGTCATATCCACCGAAACACTCGCGGCAATTGTAGCAACACTCATCGCCGCTGGGTACATTCCAAAAGCCAAAGACGATGCAGCAAGTTCGTAGAGATACCGTAAAGATTGCACGCCATAATAAGGTGAACATAGACACTATGAGCTATGAGGTGGATACTACTTTCGTAAATGCTAACAAAGAATCGTACGATGCAATTATTTCGGGGGCTTATGTTCACCCAAAGCCCGAAATAGTTTTAACGGCATTCGATACCATTCAGCCCTGTGATGTATCTTTGTTAGCAGAGCCAACGTATTACACCGCCAAAAGTCAGCCCGTAAGAAAACCGCAAGATTTAGAAATGCCTATGAATTACGATATACTTTTAAACGGTGTAGTGTTTAGTTTCACGCTTTGGCTTTCTGCTAAGTACCTCATGACTTGCGGCGCGGCGTGGCGCTCGCTTATAACCGATTTGCGAAACGTTTAAACATTTAGTAAAATTTAACGCGATTTGTTAAATTTGCAATCGTGTCTACCGTTTACATTTTAGAAAATTCTTTAGACTTGTTTTACGTTGTTACTGAAACCGACGGTACAATCGTAAGCACTAACGAACTTTTTAAGCATTACGCGAGCCATATAAAGCCGAAAAACATCGTCGACATAGTTAGCAACCCCGAAGATAAAGAAACGCTCATAGAAGCCGTTAAAAGGGCAAAGGATAAACAGCCCGAACCTTCGAGAGTTTACGCCCGAACCAAGCAAAAGAATTTATCAGAGCGTTTTAACGTTTGGAATATATATACAATCATGGGCGCGGTGCATTTTATCGGCTTTCAGTTAGTTGACGTAACGAGCATAAGCGCACATGAACACGAACGCCAACGGGTATTGCTTGAGGAATTTAGGTTTATGCTTTCGCACGAATTACGGCAGCCGTTAACCTCGGTTAGTGGGCTGGTAAAATTGATAAGTAGCAATAAAGCGATTTCAGAAAGCGAACGGGGCGAACTTTTGCAGATGTTAGAACAATCGGTCGTAAATTTGGACGAAGCCGTAAGGATTTTAGTTAAAAAAGCAACTCGTCAAATATGAATGATAAGCAAATTGATAAACGGCTAATAAAAGTGTTACGAATTTATCTAACCGAACGCGAAATGCCGCCCAACGTTGCTAAAGCAATACTAAACGATAACGCAAAATGCCGTGAAAGAATCGACAAATACATCGCCCAATTACGTTTGGCTTGAAAGGTTGCTATTTTTAGCGATTTTAAGCCTTTTATTCGTGCGTTCGTGCCATCAGCAAGCGCAAACCACACTAACCGAACAAACGTTCGTTAAAACGCACGTAAACGATTCCTTAACGATATACACGCAAGGGCAACAAATAGCAGAATTAAAAGACCTAACCGAAAAACTGCGTATCGATAAGTCAAAAGCGGCTGTTGAGGTCGTTACTCGCACGGTTTATAAGACTAAAATTCAATTAGGCGACCCGATTTACATACGCGACAGCGTGCCAGCGCTTATTTTACCCCGTAACTTTGAAAAGTTTGAGCGTTGGTTTGCGATTACGGGTAAAATTAACCGCCTCGGGTACTTGCAAATCGATAGTTTAAGCATTCCCGCGACGATTTCAGTAGGCATTGGCGACACTTTACGCGGTGTTTTCCCGTTTCGTAAGCGTGAAAGCGTGGTAAGGGTTGCAATAGATAACCCAAATATGCAAGTCGAAGGTTTACGCAGCTTTGTAATCGAAGCCCCCCGCAAAAAATGGTACGAAACAACGGCGGCAAAGGTTGGATTCGGGGCGCTTATTGGTTTCGGTTTGGGTAGGTCGCAAAATTAGGGGCGTTAATTATCAGCGCTTTATAAAATAATTTGCATTTATTTTTGTTTTCGTATTGCAGATTTAAAAAAGTGTTGTATGTTTGCAATGTTAAACAATTAAACATTCACACAATGACAAAGATTCAGCCAAACACAGTAATTACAGCGGTAAGTATTTGCGATTCTAACTGCGTATTTAAAGCAGAAGTATTAAGCCGCAAAGGTGATTTCGTAACCCTTAAAGTAATGGGCGAAATAGTACGCAAAAAAGTAAAAGTAGGCTACGACGGTAACGAGTACGTTATGGCTTTAGGAACTTACTCAATGGCTCCAGCCTTTTCATAACCCCCACGGGCGGCTAATAACCGCCCTTTCTTTTTAAACCTTTAAACACTTATACACATGGACACAGTTACAATTTTCCGCAATTACCAAAACACCGAGTTTTATTTTTACGACCACCTTAGCGGCGTTATGACGATGCTCGTTAACGACGGTTGCATGAAAGGAATTTACACACGCTGCGATTCGGGAGCGGCTAACCTATCGCGTAAATTTCACCGCGAACAATTCGAAGGCGTGCCAGTCGAACACCGACTATATGAGCCGCTTGAGCGCGACGCATTTAGCGAACTATTCATTCAGGTTATTGACGGTATTAACCGCAACCTAATACAATCGTTCGAATCCGAAAACCTTTAATTTTTTAACCCTTAATACTTTTTAAAATGGCTTTAAAAGCACCAACAGGCGGCAACGCCAACCGACAAATCGCGCCCGAAGGTTTATACCCAGCGCGCTGCTATCAAATTATCGACCTCGGTACATCCGAGCAGGGCGGTAACTTTCCCGGCAAAAAGCGAAAAGTTCAATTCCTATTTGAACTGCCAACCGAGAAAGCAGTATTTAACGATGACAAAGGCGAACAGCCGTACTACGTTCGCAGTATCTACACGTTATCAATGAACGAAAAGGCGTTATTACGCCGCGATGTTTCAGCGTGGATAGGTAAAAAAATGACCGACGGCGAAGCGGCTAAGTTCGATATTTTCGCCCTGCTCGGTAAGACGTGTATGGTAAACGTAACGCACGTAACCAAAGGCGATAACACGTATGCAAACATTATGAGCATTACACCGATGCCAAAGGGCTTAACGTGTCCCGAACCGATTAACGAGGCTTATGTTTATTCGCCCACCGAACACAGCCAAGAGATATTCGCAAAGCTACCCGAGTTTATTCAGGATAAAATCAAAGAATCGGACGAATATATTAAAATGACGGCGGCGAACTTTAAAAACGATTTCGCCCCTAAAACGCAACCGCCCGCGAACTTTGAACAGTTACCCGACATCGACGATATATTCGGACAAAAAGCGGCTAACGACTTACCGTGGGATTAAATAATTAAGGGGCGGCAAAGCGCCGCCCCTATTCAAACAAACTAATGAACACATGAACTCACTTGCAAAGGTACAAATACCAATCGAAAAAATATACTTAGCGATAAATTCGCCTCAAGTATTAAACGCACAGGCAATAATTAAACGCAATGCCGAAGCGTTAACCCTTAACAGCGCAACCGATTACAGCGCATTAAACACAGCCGTAAAAGATGTTAACGATGCGGTTAAGGCAATCGAAGCCGCACGTAAGGAAGTAACCACACCGCTGGAGCATTTCAAAAAGGAACTTATCAAACTCGAAAAGGATGCCACCGCGCCGCTAATCGAATTTATCGAAGATGCCAAAAAGCGCATGGTACAATATTACGAACGTTTAGAAGCCGAACAGGAAGCCGCCGAAGCTAAGTTAAAAGCCGAAGCCGCTGCGAGCCTAAAACAAGCCGAATCGGTGAACGATATTATGGCAGCGTTTACCGATAAGCTATTTGCCACCACGGTAGAAAA